GCGCCAAAGCTGCCTGATCGGAGATACCGCCATGTCTACCCCCCCCTCCGCATCAAGCGGATTGATCTGCCGCGGCCACGCATCCGTCGGCGCGTTCTGCGGGCCTTCAAGTCCAGCTTCCGGCTGAAAGGCGGACCCATCCAATCGGCTTGGCTGTGCACACCAGGCACTCTGGTTTTCACGCTCGGCGAATGGCGCGGACACTACAACGCCAAGAACGAATGGGTGGCCCTATGACCCCTCATGAGTTCATCGAGAAGAACGTTCACGACGAGCTTCGCAAGCTGAAATTCCCGGAAGGCATCTGCTTCAGCGTTGCCCGCGACTCGGTCGATTACTACCGGCAGCGCAGCATGTTCAGCAAAAGCGTCGCGCTCGACGTACTGGCCTGGTCGAAGAAGCGCGCCAAAGAACTCTCACGCTAACCCAATCCCGGAGGCCCTATGCCATCCACAGGAAAGCTGCGCGCTGGATATTTGGAGCTCGGCGCGCGATGCGTGTACTGCAATAGGCCACGCAATAAGGGAAACCATGCAAAGTGCTCGAAAGCTCGTCAGCTTGAGCACGCGCCGGAGAATGAATATGTCCGACCATAAGCGCATAAATGGCGGCCAATGCTCCGGCGATGGCTGCGAAAAGACAGCACAGTCCAAAGGCCTTTGCTCAATGCATTACGCGAGATTTTACAGAGGGGGAACTCTAGAGCGCAGGCAGACAAGGAAGCAATTGTATGTGCACACCCAAGGATATTTGGTCGAGCACGACCCAACCCATCCGCTGGCAAATGGCTCGGGCGAGGTGTACCAGCATCGTCGCGTTTATTACGACGCAAATGGCGATGGACCATTTGCATGCACGTGGTGCGGCATCACAGTGTTCTGGTCGACCCTGCATATCGATCATCTCGATGACTGCAAAACAAACAACGAATTATCAAATCTCGCAGCCAGTTGCGGCCCCTGCAATACATCCCGAGGCCTTCACAAAACACGAGCAACAAAAGCTGCTAACCGCGGGATTGAGTACAAAGGCGTCATATATCTGCGAAGCGAGCTCGCCGCGATGGTTGACATGACCTGGCAAGGGTTTTCTCAGAGATTAAGGACGATGTCGGTTGAAGAGGCGATGGACAGGCCAAAGTACCGTGAGCTTAAGAGAGACAAAACAGGCCCGGCAACGGGAACACGCACGGAGGAATGACCATGACAGCCAAGTTATCGCCTGACTCGATCGGGCTGATTTTCACGATGCACGCAGCGGGGCATCCGGTGGAAAACATTGCCGATGCTGCCGGCTGCTCCTATCCGACCGTCGTGCGCTACCTGAACGCTGCCGGGATCGTGCTGGGCAACAAGGGCAAGCCCAAGCAGCTCACGGACGACTACATGGCCCTGGCGCTGGACATGCGGGCTCATGGATCGACTTGGTGCGACGTTCAAAAGCACATCGGCTTCCACCGCTCCACATTCCAAGGACAGCTTCGCGCTACGAGGGCTCAGGCATGAGTGAAGTTAAGCGTTACCGATTCAAAGGTGCAGCGGGCGAGTACGTCTACCACAAAGACTACGACGCCGCCCAAGCCGAACTGGCTGCGCTGCGGGAAGAGCTGGCCGTAGTTGTAGGTCAAAAGGAAGTATGGGTTGATACCTCGCAAAAACTATCACTCAGACTGACCGCCGCCGAGCAGCGGAATGCAGTCCGCGAAGATTTACTGAACAAGTGCATGCACGCCTTCAACCATGTTGTTGGGTTTTCGGATCAAGCTACCCGCACTGCATGGTATGAAAACTTTCTGAAGCCGGTCAGCGGCGCGATCATGGTTCACCTTTCTGAATGCGCACAACCCACCGAATCGGGAGCAAGCGAATGAGCGACGATCTCAAAATTTCGCGGGAACTTGCGCAAAAGTTTTGCGACGGATTGACTCTTATGGGTTGGAATCCTGAGTACGCAAAAGAACTGCGCGCCCTTCTCGCCGCGCCTGCCGTTGAGCGCCAAGCCGAACCAATCTACCAAATGCGCTATCTGGGCGATGGCGGAGGCGGCTGGGTTGATCTGGACAAAGATGAATTCTACCGCGACAAGAACCATAAAAACTATCAGACGCGCACGGTATTCACCTCGCCGCCCGCGCCGGTAGCGGTGGCGCAACACCCTTTCGCTGACAAGGTGGTTAGCAAGTTACAGCGATTTATGGAGTGCACCGATGATGGCCAAGGCGCAGATATTGGCCGCCACTGGTTTGACCTGCTGACACAACTCGGGCTGCTTAATCGCGTACAGCGCAGCCCTGCACTGTGGGAAATCACGCAGCAGGGCGAAGACTGCCTCGACAAGGTCAAGGAGATGAATCAATGCTCCTGACAATCCTCACCTACTGGCCGCTCGCTGCGGTCATCGTCTCCGCCGGCCTGTGCCGGATCGTTCATCTGGCCAAGGCCGCCGATCAAGCTGGGGTGACACCATGATCGCCCTCGCCTGGTTCTACTTCGTCTACGTCCGCTGAGCTTCATCCTCACCTGCTGCGCTCCCACCAAACATCTCACCTGCTTGCCGCCCCGCGCGGCCGGAGCATCCCCATGTCTCGCATTGAAGAAAGAGAAGGCTGGAACCTGGCTGATCAGCTGATCGCGGCCGGGCGCCAAGTTGACGAACGATTCGGCGGCGTCGAGCGCGTCATCGCCAATATCGAAAAGACCGCCGCGATGAGGCCAGAAGGCTACCGGGCGGGCATCCAGAAACGTATCGAGGTGGAACGCCATGCCCAGCTATGACATTCACGAAAGACGCGAGGACGGCGCCGTCGGCAAGCTGCTGGACGTGATCGATCGCCAACCCGAGCACCGCAAGACCGGCCAGTTCGTCGAGTTCGACGGCGAGATGCACAAGGTCATGACCGGTATCCGAAATTTCATCATCGTCACCCAAGAGCGCTGGGCTCGGGTGTCGGCTGCTAGCTGGAGGCGGTTATGAGTGAGCAAATGCGCTCGGAGTTTTCTGCTTGGTATCTGGAGGAGGTCACTCAATCGTACGGCGAGAGTGTCAGGCCTCAGGCGCAGAAGAATCTGGATTGGGTCCGAGAGGATGGAAGCTTTGCAGACCCGATGCTCAGACTGGCCTGCTTGGCTTGGCAAGCCTCCCGTGAGTCACTGGTGATTGAGCTGCCCAAAGGCGATTCGCTTGCTCGACGCATGTATGGGCCTCAGGCGTGCGGCGCCAACCCATTAATTTCTCGCTTCGATGCCATTGAAGCCATCGAAGCCGCCGGCCCGAAGGTGAAGTCATGACCAAGCACGAGATACTGCCATGCCCATTCTGCGGCGGGGAAGCACATCTTTCGACAGTCGGTCGGAGCTGGTATCGGATAACTGCCGAGCATACAGAGGGCTGCATCCTCGAAGAGCATGAATCGGACTGCCCGCAGACTGATGACCAGTTACCGCTACTGCTGCGCGACTGGAACGCGCGGGCCTCACTGCCTACGCTCATCCAGACCCTGCGCGACAACGGCGACCTGATCGCGGCCCAAGCCACCATCGCCAATCAGGCGCAGATGATCGAGCATCTGCGCGGCGGCTCGATCCCCTGCTACACCACCACCGATGTCGCGAATGCTGACGCCGATGGTTTCAAGAATGGTCGGAAGTCGGTCGGCCTGCTGCTGGGCAAGGGCTTCAACACCCTGGAGCAGGCTGGCGGGAAATACAGCATCAAACTGGCGTTTGAGAATGCCGATGACGCCTATGCGGCCTTCACCGAAATCGCGACGGTCGTTCGCCTGAGCAAGGAGTCAGGGCATGGGTAACGCAACAGCCGCAAAGGCTTCAGCTATCGCGCCGCGGTTCATCCGATTCATGGACGCGCCCGGCTATCTCGGCATGTGCCGGGACGAATTCAATAAAACTGTCCGGCCGAACGTACGCGAATTCCCCATCGGAAAGCAGGGTGTCGCGTTCGATCGTATCGAGCTGGACGAATGGGCCGATGCCTACATCGAAAGCAAGTCGATTGAAAAGGCAGCCAAACAGGACAACAATCGCCCTCGCAGCGAGCGCCAGGGGGAAATCAAAGGAGTAACCCCATGGCGAGAAAAGCGATCTCCGGCCTCTACCAGAAAGGTGGAGTCTGGCAAATCGACAAAGTTTTCCGAGGCGAGCGCCTTCGAGAAAGCACTGGAACTGGTGACCGGCAAGAAGCCGAGCAGTACCTGATTCACCGATTGGAGCAACTTCGACAGCAGAAGGTATACGGCGTACGCCGCACCCGAACCTGGGAAGAGGCGGCGACAAGATTTTTGATTGAGAGCAAGGATCAGCCCTCAATCAAGTTGACGGCACATCACCTGAAGCAGCTCAACCCTTACCTCAAGGACCTGCCATTGACGCATATCGATGACCAGGCGCTTGAACCGTTTGTGAAGGATCGTTTGAAGGGGATGGTGACGCCAGACGGGAAGCAGCTGAAGCCGGTCGCGCCACGCACGATCAATATCTCGATTGAACGGGTGATACGGGTTCTGTCGCTTTGTGCAAGGAAGTGGCGGGATGAGGAGCGCCGGCCCTGGCTTGATTCGGTGCCAATGCTGGCCAAGCTGGACCTGAAGAAAAAGGTGCGTGAGCCCTACCCCATGACATGGGAAGAGCAATCGATCCTTTTCGGAGAGTTGCCGGCGCACCTGCAAACGATGGCCCTGTTCAAGGTGAACACCGGCACGCGGGAGCAGGAGGTCTGCAAGCTGAGGTGGGATTGGGAGATTGCGGTACCGGAACTCGGCACCAGCGTATTTCTGATTCCGTCTGACTTCGGCGGGCGAAACGAACGGTCGGGGGTGAAAAACGGTGATGAGCGACTGGTCGTGCTCAACAACGTGGCCAAGTCGATCATCGATAAACAGCGCGGACTGAGCAAGGAATGGGTTTTCCCTTACAACGGCACCGCGATGCATCGAATTAACGACTCGGCCTGGAAGAAGGCTCGGGTGAGAGCGGCGAAACTCTGGCAGGAGGAAAACCTTCGCCCCGCTCACCCTGGGTATGCATCCATCAGGGTGCACGACTTGAAACACACGTTTGGCCGTCGCCTTCGGGCGGCAGGTGTCACGCAGGAAGACCGCAAGGCCTTGCTGGGACACAAGAACGGCAGCATCACCAGTCACTACTCGGGCGCTGAGCTCGGGCATCTGATTGAAGCTGCGAACATGGTATCAGCAACCGACTCGCGGGGACCGGTGCTGACGATCTTGAAGAGGAAAACAGGATGAAGTCCCGAAAAACTCCCCACCAATGAAAAAGCCCAACTGGCTAGAGTTGGGCCAAGTCATTGAAAAATATGGTCGGGACGGAGTGATTCGAACACTCGACCCCTAGCACCCCATGCTAGTGCGCTACCGGACTGCGCTACGCCCCGACTAGGCGTGAAACCTGTTCCTCTTCTCGAGGAACGCTCAAGAATAT